CCCGCAGACAACATGCTGCATTTGCGTTGGTGGACACCACCGCAATCAGCAAAAGGCCTTTCACCAATTGAGATGCAGAAAACCACTATTGGTTTGGCATTGGCAATGGAACGACATTTGGCACAGTTCTACGGTGAGGGTGCAACCCCGTCATCCGTGTTGGAAGTTGATGGCGACATGACCGCTGAACAGGCGCGTGTTTTGCAGGCAACTTGGGAAACACAGAACCGCCGCCGCCGCAAACCGGCAGTGTTGACCGGTGGCATGAAATGGAAACCGATTCAAACTTCCGCGGCCGATTCGCAAATGAACGACACGCGCGCGGAACAGATTGCACAGGTTGCCCGCATTTTCCGGGTGCCAACGTACATGATTGGCGCGCGTGGCGATTCGCAGACCTATCAAAATGTTGAATCCGCTGGCATGCATTTCGTGACATACACATTGTTGCCGTGGTTGCGTCGCATTGAAATGGCGTTGGCTACGTTGATGCCTGAACCAAATGAAATTGCGTTTGACACGGCAGGCTTTTTGCGTGCCGATCAAATCACCCGGTTGCGTGCATATCAGACTGGCATCATGTCGGGCATTCTCACACCGAATGAAGCGCGCGCTATTGAAGGCCGTGAGCCGTACTTCCCCGGTGGCGATGAATTTGTGATGGCCCTACCGGGTGCGCCAATGGCCACACCAAATGATCCCGCTGGTGTTGACCCGGACCCGCCGGAATGAACTGATGCCGTACACAATCATTGAAAACGCAACAGGTTGCGACGGGTTCGCAGTGGTAAAAGAAAACGAAACCACACCCGTGCCCGGTGGATGTCATCCAACAATGGATGATGCACAGGCCCATTTGGTTGCACTTGAAATTGCAACTGCCGATGAGTACACGCGCGCGTTGGATTCATACCCGCCCACTGATGGCATGGTTGCTGAGGCGCAACGCGGTTTGGACTGGCGACGTGAGTACGGCAGGGGTGGAACTGCAATTGGCATTGCGCGTGCGCGTGACATTGTGAACCAACGTGATTTGCCAATTGATACATGGCGCAGAATCAAAGCCTATTTTGACCGGCATGAAATCGACAAACAGGGTGAAGGGTATTCACCTGATGAACCCGGTTACCCGTCCAACGGGCGCATTGCATGGGCATTGTGGGGTGGTGATGCAGGTTGGTCACGCGCCAAAGCAATCATGGAAACCGTTGCCAACGATGATTCAAGGATTGACATGAACGAAACCGAAACACGCAACGGTGAGGGTGTCTACCCTTTGACCCCGCGACAGGTTGCACAGTATGACAATGATGAATCATTGGTGGAACTGTTCGGCAAATATGATCAGGGCATTGGCCCTGATGGTGCGCACTACATGGCCGAATCACCGTTTGCTGATGAAGGAATGGTGTGCAGCAGTTGCGTATTTTTTGAAGGTGGAAACGCCTGTGAAATTGTTGACGGGGAAATTTTGCCGTCAGCGATTTGCAAACGTTGGGTGATTGCAGGGGAACTAATCGGAACACCGGTTGATATTCCGGTGGAAACTGAAATGGAACCTGCAATGACTGATGAACCAATGGTTGATGAACCAATGGAAGAAATGGCAACTGTCCGTATCTCAACACTTGAAATTGAAAACCGCCGTGTTGGTGGTCGCGATGTTGAATTCCGCAGTGTTGAAGTTGGCGGTTTGGAACTGCGTGCCATTGACGGCACCAGTGATGCCCCCATTCAATTCAGCGGATATGCCGCAGTGTTCAATTCACCATCAGAACCGTTGCCGTTCATTGAAACAATTGTACCCGGTGCGTTTCGCCGCTCCCTGAACAGCGGGCGTGAAGTTCGCTTGTTCATCAACCATGACATGGGGCAACCGTTGGCGACGACACGCAACGGCAGCATGCGACTGTATGAAGATGAACGTGGTTTGAAAGTAGAGGCCACACTGCCTGACACCACCGCAGCCCGTGACCTTGCCACACTCATTGATGCAGGTGTGGTGCATTCAATGTCATTTGGGTTTTCCATTCCGACCGGTGGCGATTCATGGTCTGAAGATGGAAACAGCAGGGAACTGCGGGAGATCATGCTGGTGGAGACATCCATCGTGACGGGATTCCCGGCATACCCTGCAACCGCAGGCACACAGGTGCGTGCGATTGATGAAACCGATGACGCAGACAACAGCACCGGCATGCCCGTTGCGTTGGCGCGTCGCATTGTCGAACTAACCGCAAAGCGTTAGTGCGAAACATCGCAGCCCGGAACAGTTGCCCGGACCATTAGCGCAATGGCACCACCAACTTGAAACCACCTGCACACAAAACAAACCCCTACCCCGTCCATGAAAGGACAATCAAATGGCTGACGAACTTGTCACCCGTCTGACCGAACAGCGCGCGAGCGCATGGGAACAGGCCAAGAGCCTGCTTGATCATGCTGCCGCTGAAGGTCGCGACCTTTCCGGTGAAGAATCGGAACAGTTCAACCGCATCAATGATGACATTGATGCACTAGATTCCCGCCGCAAGTTTCTCATTGATGGTGAAGCGCGTGAGCGTGCCATCGATGAATCACGCGCTGCACTTGGCCTTCCCGCCGATTTCGGTTCGCGTGAAGTTGCTGCACATGTTCAGAATGATTCTGACATCATCCGTGCAATTGCTATGGGTGAGCGTCGCAATCATTCGTTTGAAATGCGTGACGTAACGAAGGGCAGCACCGGCGCACCGGTTCCCACTTCGTTCTATGACCGACTTGTTGAACACCTTGTTGTACAGGGTCCGATGCTTGACGGCAACGTTGTCACCATCCTCACCACCAACGGTGGCGAGAACCTGCAAATCCCACGCACCGCCACTTACACTGCCCCCGGCATCATTGGTGAAGGTACCGCAATCACCGAAAGTGATCCTACGTTTGCAGCGTTTGTCACGCTTGGCGCATTCAAATATGCCAGCACGTTCCAACTCAGCCGTGAGGTTGTAGAGGATTCAGGCATCAACCTGCTTGATTTCGTTGCACGTCAGGCCGCCACCGGAATGGGTACGGCAGTAAATGCCGGTCTCACCATCGGAACAGGCACCACGCAACCAACCGGCATCGTTACCGGCGCATCGTCTGCCGTTACCGGTGGAACCGGAACACTTGGTGGACCGTCTGCCGATAATTTGGTGGACATGGTTTACACCTGCCCATCACCGTACCGCCGTCAGGGCGCTGCATGGCAGATGCGTGGCAGCACGCTTGGCGTCATCCGTAAGTTGAAGGACACCAATGGCCAGTACCTTTGGCAGCCTGCCCTACAGGTTGACCAGCCTGACATGTTGCTTGGATATCCGGTCTATGAAAACCCGGATGTTGCTGCAATCGGAACCGCTGCAAAGTCGGTTCTTTTCGGTAATTTTGCGAATGCCTATTATGTGCGTCAGGTCCGTTCACTGGACGTTGCGCGTGATGACTCAGTTGGCTTCGTGAATGATCTGATCACGTTCCGTGTCACATGGCGTGGTGACGGTAACGTTGTCGATTCAAACGCAGTGTGGTACTTCAAGGGCGGCACCGCCGTCTGATCCAACCATTCATTTGGTTGGCAAATTCGCGTGTGATGGGTTCCAAACTTGCCCGTGGTTTGAACCCATCACACGCACCACGGGCACACAACAACAGGGGAAAAACTTATGGGCAAGAAACAACGCAGTGTTCAACACAACGGACGAACGACAACACGCAAACCGGCTGACCCGGTTGGTGTTCTCATTCATTCAAACGCACCGTGGGCGAATACCGGCTACGGGGTGCAAACAGCGGCATTGGCGAAAGCCTGCCAACAGGCAGGGCGCACCGTCACCCTGTCAGTGAACTACGGGTTGCAAGGTGGCATATCAGGTTGGGAAGGCATTGAAGTGCTGCCCACCGGATTCCATCCATACAGTGCAGACATACTTGGCGCACACACCCGCTACACAGAAGAAACAACCGGACAACCAACAGCGTTGATCACACTGTTTGATTGTTGGGTTTACAAAGGACGCGACAACAGCACCATCCCGCTGATTGCATCATGGGTGCCAATTGATCATTTGCCTGCACCCGCAGACGTGATTGATTGGTGCCAACAACCAAACGTGTTGCCTATCGCAATGTCAAAGTTTGGTTTGGACATGCTGAACAAAGCGGGCATTGAATCGATGTATGCACCGCACGGGGTGAACACGTCAGTGTTCAACCCTGATGCAACCATTGATGGCACCCCCGGACGTAGCGCATTGGGCATTCCTGATGATGCGTTTGTTGTTGGGATGGTTGCCGCCAACAAAGGGACCGCACCAATTCGCAAAGCGTTTGGTGAGAACCTGTTGGCAATGGGGCAGTTCATGGCTGAACATGATGATGTTTGGTTGTACATGCACACAGAAAAACGGGGTGCGCAGGGCGGCATTGATCTGATCAGGTTGATGGATGCGTGTGGCATTCCCACCAATCGCACCGTGTGGGTTGACCAGTGGGGCTACTACGCAGGGCTTGATTCAAAAGTGATTGCAGCATTGATGGCATCAATGGATGTTCATTTGCTGGCATCACGCGGCGAAGGTTTCGGCGTGCCAGTGTTAGAGGCCGCCGCCTGTGGTGTGCCATCAATCGTTTCCAACTTCACCGCACAACCTGAATTGGTTGACGGTTCCGGTTGGTTGACGGCAGTGCAACCGTATTGGGATGCGGCACAGGGAACATGGTTTGCCACACCGCTGGTGCATTCAATTGTTGAAAATCTGAATGACGCATATGAACATGCAAACGACACAGACCGCCGACAGGCTGCCCGTGCGCACGCTGAAACATATGATCATGCCATTGTGTTTGAAAAGTATTGGCAACCAATCCTTTCTCACATTGATGAACTGATGGCCAAATGAGTACGGCACAGATTCCGTGGGGTTTGTTGGGGCAACGGTTGGATGCGTTTGAACGCATCACCGCAATGCTGCAACCACAGTGTGTGATTGTTGAAACCGGCACTGTCCGGTTGGCAGGCAATTGGGGTGGTGATGGGCAGTCAACTGTTGTTTGGAATGCTTACGCTGAACAGTTGGGTGGGCATGTCACAACAATTGATTTGGACCCGGTTGGTGCTGAACTTGTTGAACAGTTGGGTTTGACCAGTACAACGGCAATCACTGGTGATTCATTGCAGGTGTTGCCAACACTGGATGTTGAACACATCAACTTTTTGTATTTGGACTCATATGATGTGGACTGGTCTAACCCCGAACCGGCAGCGGCACATCATTTGGCTGAACTGAAAATTGTTTGGCCGCTACTGCAACCCGGTTCAATTGTGGCCGTTGACGATAATCGAAACGGACATGGAAAAGGTGAACAGGTTGCAGCGCACATGGCTGCACTAGGGGTTCCCGAAATTATTAGCGGATACGTTCGCGCATGGAAGGTGCAATGAATGGCAATCACAAACGGATATTGCACACTTGACGAACTAAAAGCCGTCATGCGCATCATGGACACAGTTGATGATGAACTGTTGGAATCACGAATCAGTGAGGCCTCACGGGTAATTGATCAGCATTGTGATCGTAGGTTTTACGCTGACGCAACAGCAACGGCACGGGTGTTTGTGGCGAACGCATCGGATGTTGTGTTTGTTGATGACATTTCAACCGTGACCGGTTTGGTTGTGAAAACAGACAGCACAGGTGATGGCACCTACCCCACCACACTGACGGCATCACAGTTTCAAAGTGAACCATTGAATGCCACGGCAAAGGGTTTGCCAGTTACTTCAATCCGTGGCACCGCCACCGGTGTGTTCCCAACTATTGCTGCCCCGGCTGGTGTGCAGGTCACTGCAAAATGGGGTTGGCCTGCCGTACCTGAACCGGTCAAATCCGCTTGCATTCTTTTGGCAGGCAGATTGGTGAAACGTGGTGATTCCCTTTTGGGTGTTGCCGGGTTTGGGGATTTGGGTGCCATCACTGTGCGTGCCATTGACCCTGATGTTGAGCGCATGTTGCGCCCCTACCGTATTGCAGTGGTTGCCTAATGGCAGGCAACGGTTCCGATCTTCAAAACGCATTGGCCACATCATTGGCAACCATCCCCGGTTTGCGTGTTGCAGACCATTTGCCTGAACAGGTTTCACCGCCAATGGCAGTGATCCAATTACAATCAGTCACCTATCACCGTGCGATGCGTGGCGGTTTGTCTGAATGGCGTTATGTGATCTCGCTGATTGCAGGGCGCATGGGCGACCGTGCCGCACAACGCCAGTTGGATGCATGGTTGTCATACGGCGATGCACAATCTGTGCGTGCCGCAATTGAGACAGACCAAACACTAGATGGCAACGCATCAACATTGATTGTTGAAGAAATGGTGAGCGTGCGCCCGCTATCAATTGGCGATGCCGCCTACACCACTTGTGAATTCAATATCACCGTTCACGCCTAGAAAGGGACAAACGTGAGTGAGTACAAAATCGTTGGCAATCACAATGTGGTTGGTCACGAACCCGGCAGCATCATCACTGATGATGATTTGGCCGATGTGAATGTTCAACATCTTATTGATGCAGGACACATCACGACAGTATCCAAAGCGGTCAAGGCCGCACCCGTCACCAATGAAAAGGACTGAGCCAAAATGCCTCAGGTAATTACAAACGCAGCGGTCACCATCGGTGGCGTTGATCTCTCACAGCACATCACAAAGGTCACGTTGTCCGCAACGCGCGCCGAAATCGAAACCACCACGTTCGGCAATGTTGCCAAACGGCGTGTTGGTGGACTTCAAGACAACAGTGTGTCCATTGATTTCAACAATGACTACACCGGCGTTGCCAATGTTGAATCAACTTTGTATCCGCTACTTGGCAGCACCGCACAGGTCACTGTGAAACCGAACGGCACCACAACCGGCACCGCCAATCCTGCCTACACCTTCAATGTGTTGGTGACTGAATGGATGCCACTGGATGCACAGGTTGGCGAACTGACCACTGCATCAATCACATGGCCGGTTGACGGCACTGTAGCAAAGGCGACCGCCTAATCATGGCCGCGCTAATGCGTTTACGGGTCGTCCCTACTGAGGGTGAAGCGTATGATGTGAATGTCACACCACTGGTGATTGTGTCCGCCGAACGTCAGTTTGGCAAAGGCATGCAACAGTTGTTTGGGGAATCAGCGTCATATGAAGCGTTGTGTTGGGCCGCATGGAAAGCCTCACATGTTTCCGGTCATGTTGTGAAACCGTTTGATGAATGGTTGCATGGCATTGACAGCATTGAAGCAGGCGAGGTTGAACGCGTCCCTTTGGCGAATCCATGACATTGCTGGTGGCACAGGTCGCTGTTGCCACCAGCATTTCCCCTGTTGATTTGTTGAACACGCCACCGGACATTTTTTTTGCAATGGTTGGTTTGTTGAAACAACAGGCACGCGAAAGGTCACGCTAGGAAACCGTCATGGCATCACGACCCAAACCGTCATTCAAAGCAAAAGCGCAATCAGATTTCACCGGGCGTTCCGGTTGGGATTTGGATGGTTCTTTGTACAACTACGCTGAAACAAAAGCGTTGATGAAAGAAGCATCACCGGCGCTACGCAAAGCGATGGATAAAGAAATCAGGGCAACCCTTAGCCCCATTGCGAAACGTGCCAAATCGTTTGTGCCGCAACAACCGTTGTCAGGTTGGAACTATGGCGGTGCAGGTGACAGGTATGCAGGCGAAAGCCGGTTGCCGTTTTGGAATCCTGATCTTGCCAAACGTGGCATTGCAGTCAGGCAAGGTGGCAGACGTTCCAAAGGTGCCGTGACACAGGCGGCATGGAAAATCACAAACAGTTCCGGTGCCGGTGCAGCGTTTGAAACCGCAGGGCGTGGCCCGTCCACACACGCGTTTGTTCAGGCAATTCAAAACGAACATGGCAAACCGTCACGTTTGATTTGGCGTGCATGGGATGAAGCCGGTGGTGAAAAAGAAATCACCACAAAAGTTGTTGCAACGATCAAAGAATCTGAGTCACTACTGCAAACGCAGTTGAACGCAATGAGATAGGGGCCAGTCATGGCTGTTGTGCTGAACGTCATTTCGACATTCAACGATAAAGGATTGAAAAGCGCAACGAATGAACTGGACAAGTTCAGCAAGGCAACCACAGAAAAGTTGGGCACAACCACCAAAGCAATGGGTGCGATTGGGTTTGGCATTCTCGCCGGTGCTGGTGCGGTCGGTGTTGGGTTGTATCAAATCGGTTCATCGTTTGATGAAGCGTTTGACGCGATCAGAACAGGGACCGGCGCAACCGGTCCTGCGTTGGAAGCATTGCAAAACGATATGAAGGCCGTTGCCAGTGCAGTGCCCGCATCATTTGCTGATGCCGGTACTGCAATCACAATGTTCAATCAAAAACTTGGGCTGACTGGTCAGCCGTTGCAACTTCTTTCTGAACAGGCATTGGAACTGTCACGCATTACCGGCACAGAACTGGCGGGCAATGTTCAATCAATCACTGATGTGATGCAAAACTTTGGTGTGTCTGCCGGTGAGCAGTCCGGCAAACTTGATTTGTTGTTCAGGGCCTCGCAAGCATCAGGTGTTTCCGTTGCAGATTTGTCATCGCAAATGTCTGGTGCCGGTGTTGTGTTGCGGCAGGTTGGTTTGGATTTCAACCAGTCCGCAGCATTCCTCGCGACACTTGGCAAAGCCGGAATTGATGCATCAGATGTGATGCCTGCCCTGACTAGGACATTGGCGACCGCTGCCAAAAGCGGCAAAGACGCAACAGCAGTTTTCAATGAAACATTTGATGCAATCAAAAATGCGCCAACTGATGTTGATGCCGCAGGGGTTGCACTGGATGTGTTCGGGGCTAAGGCAGGCCCCAAGTTTGCCGCAATGATTCGTGAGGGCAAACTGTCCTATCAGGACATGTTGACCAGTTTGCAGGGCGGCAGTGACACCATTTTGTCTGCCGGTGCAGACACACAAGATTTTGCTGAGAAACTGACCCTGTTGAAAAACAGGGTGTTTGTCGCGCTTGAACCGATTGCAACCAAAGTGTTTGGTGCCATTGGTGATGCAATGGACCGGGTTGGTCCAAAGGTTGAACAACTGACCAATTGGATGATGGAACATCAGGGTGTTGTGAAAATTGTGGCAGGTGTGTTGGGTGGTGTGATGCTTGTTGCATTGGCCGCATACACTGCCGGAATGATTGCCGCCGCCGCAGCAACGATTGCGGCAGGCGCGCCGTTCATCATTATTGGTGCAGCCATTGCTGCATTGGTTGCTGCCGCAATTTATCTTTGGGTGAATTGGGATAAGGTTTGGCAGTGGGTTATGGATCACAAAGCCTATGCAGCGATTATTGCGATTCTTGGCAGCGTCATCATTGTGCCGATCGTGCTACTTATCGCAACGATTAAGTGGTTGCAGGCTAATTGGGAAAATGTTTGGTCGAAGATTCAAACCGTTACCGGGGTTGCATGGGGAATCATCAAACCAATTTGGGATGTGATCTACTTTTACATCACCAATATTTTGATTCCCTACGTTCTGTTTTTGTGGGATGTTTTCCAAAACGTTTGGACATGGATTAGTGAGAAGATCAGCGAAGTTTGGAACGGCATTATCAAACCAATTTGGGATGCAATCTACGGATACATTGTTGACTATTTGATTCCGTGGTATCAGAAATTGTGGGAGATAGTGCGCAGTGTTTGGGATAACGTGTCGTCAAAGATAAGCACGGCATGGGGCGTAATTTCTACGGTGTTTGAAGGAATCAAAAACGGCATTGCAACTGTTTGGGGATTTTTTCAAACTGCAAAAGATATCATCGGCAACGTGTTCAACAACATTGCCGATGCAATCAGTGGACCGTTCCGCACCGCGTTCAATTTCATTTCCGATGCATGGAACAACACGGTTGGCAAACTGTCATGGTCTGTTCCGGGTTGGGTTCCCATCATTGGTGGCAACACAATCAGTGCACCGAAACTTCCACGGTTCGCATCAGGCGGGTATTTCAACACATCGATGGCAGGCGGTTCAGGCCTCGCAGTTCTGCACGATAACGAAATGATCCTGAACGCACAGCAACAAAAAGCATTGTTCAGTGGCAAAGGAATTGGCGGTGGCGGTGGCGTGTACAACATCAACGTGAATGTGTCTGCCACTGCTGACAAAGCGGCGATTGGGCAAACCATTGTTGAAGCAATTTCAGCGTATGAACGTCGTGCCGGTGACGGGTGGCGGGCAGCATGAGCGCAACCCTGATTGATGGTGTGGTGTTCACAGTTGAAATTGGGTTCAGTACCACAGCCGGAACCAACCGGGTGCCGTTGGGTTCAACCCTCGCATCAATCAACTGGACCGATGTGAGCGCATACGTGCGCAACGTGTCCACCAGTCGGGGCCGATCCTCAGAACTAGACACATACCAAACCGGCTCAGCATCAATCACATTGTCAAACGCTGACCGCCGATTCGATCCTGAATACACGGCAGGCCCCTACTACGGGGCATTGACACCGTTGCGCCCTGTTCGTATCCGTGCCCAATATGGTGCGGGTGCAACCACCAACCTGTTCTTTGGTTGGATTGAACAGTGGCCGCAAACCTATGACAACCCTACTGATGCCGTCGTGACTGTCACCGCATCGGATGGGTTCAAAGTTTTGAACCTGATCACCCTGCCATCTTATTGGGAATATCAGGTGCGCACCGATGGACCAACCGCATGGTTTCGGTTTGATGACGGCACGGCACCAACCACAGCGTTTGAATCAATCAGTGCATTGTTCAATGGGGTTTGGAAAACAAACGCAGGTGCAGCAACAACAGGTGCATCATCGGAATCGTTGGTTGTTGATGACACATCGGTTTCCGCGTTGTTTGATGGCACCGATTTTATTGAGATACCGCAGGTAAGTTTCACGTTTGGTTTTACCGATTACCTTGCCAAAACAGTTGAATGCTGGATTTCAACTACTACCACCACGAACGGTTCATACGGGATTTTTTACAAACCCGGATATGAATTCACAGTGGCCATTGGAATGATTGTTGCCGGTGGTGTTGGAACTATTCAGGGCCAGTGGGGAACCATCGGTGGTGTCAATCTGACCAACGCTGAAACGTCGGCGGTCACAGTCAATGACGGCAAACCGCATCACATTTTGTTGCGTTGGGATTACAACACTTCTGCACACCAGTTGTGGGTTGATGGGGTTTTGGCTACCACATCAACATCGTTTTCAAATTCTGAACCAACTGAAACCAACATTGTTGTTGGTAAGGCGTACACATCTAGTGCAACTTCCACCTACAACATGGCATCAGGGTTTGTTGGCACTATTGATGAATTAGCGTTTTACAACACCAAAGCATTGACCACCACACAAATCGCCAATCACTATGCAATCGGTGTTGGAACTTATGGGGCGGGGCAACGCACTGATCAACGCATCAGTGATGTGTTGAACATGGCGCAGTGGATGACTGACGGCACAGATTTGAACACAGGTTCAGGGACAGTGCAGGCCATCGCTACACAGGGCAAAAATCCGTTGGCGTTGGCGCAGGAATCTGAAACCGCTGAACAGGGCAGGTTGTTCATTGACCGTGACGGCAAGGTTGAATTTATTAGCCGCAACGCGTTGGCAACAACTAGCACCTACAACACCAGCCAATACACGTTTGGTGATTCAACCGGCGAATTGGGCTACACCAGTTTGCAGTTTGAATTCAATGACCGCCTGATTTTCAATCGGTCTGTTGTTGGCCGCAGTAACGGACCAACCGCAACATTCAATGACACCACATCACAGGGGCAATATTTTATTCGTACCAGTGATGTCACTGATTTGATTGTGGACACTGACCAGCAAATCATTGACATTGCCAATGCACGTTTGTCTGCATATGCGCAACCAAAGTTGCGTGTTGAACAGTTGACGTTCACACCACGCCAGTCACCGGTTGCGTTGTATCCGGTTGCTATTGGTGTTGAGATTGGTACACGCATCACGGTGAATCGCCGCCCGCAGGGTGTTGGTTCGCTGATTTCAAAACAGGTGATTGTTGAGGGCATCAGTCACACCATCACACCTGATGGTTGGGAAACCACGTTCACGCTTTCACCTGTGTTTGTTGCAACATTCATTTTGGATTCGACCACGTTTGGTGTGTTGGATTCAAACCAGTTGGGCTATTGATAAGGGGCAACCTATGGGTTCCGGTTTTCGCACGTTCGCAGCATCAGAAGTTTTGACATCATCGAATGTTCAAAACTATTTGATGGATCAGGCCGTGACTGTTCACGGTTCAATCGCAATTTTGGGTACTGCAATCCCGTCCCCTGAAGCGGGGATGGTTGCATATGTTGACAGTGGTGATAGTTCTGAGGGTTTGTACACTCACACGGGCAGTGCATGGCGTAAGGGTCCGGGCTGGAACGCACCGTGGGGTTACATGGGGCATGGTTCAGCGTCTGCAACGGTAACGACTAGCGGCACAACTGAAGCGACATTGGTTTCCACTGGGTCTTTTACTGCTGTTAGTAATCGGTATTACCTCGTCACCTATTCGGGCGCTTTTTATGGGTCCGTAGCCGGTGACCAATTTGATATGCGTGTTCGCAATAACAGCATAAGCGGAACACAACTTCGCGTAATAATTCTTTCTAATGCTTTCAGTGGCGGAACTGTTTACAACAACTTTTCGCATTCGTTTGTGACGACCATTGCTGCCGGTTCCTCTAACGGTCTTTTCTTTACAATCAAGCGGAGTTTGGGAACTGGGACGATGACTTCCAACGATATCAGTTCTCCGGCATCTATAACAGTGACCGACATCGGACCTTCAGGTGCGCCAGCGTGATGGGTTACTACCTGATAGACAACCCCCCCCGTTCACCACAGTTCTATCCAAACCGGGCGAACACACCCACATGGGCTGTTGGTGTCCACACCAGCGAAGGCCCAACCGGACCCGGCACCGCACGCAACTTGGCACGATTCATTTCACAACGCACCGATGCGGGCAGTTATCACGCCATCGTTGATTGTGATGAAACCGTTGTGTTGGTGCCACCCGGATACACAACGTTTTCAGTTGCAGCATCGGGATACAACAGCCGCACATGGCACATTTGTTTGGCAGGCCGCAGTGCAGAACTGTCACCTGACGATCCGAACACACAGGCAATGATCAACCGGGCGGGCGAAGCCATCCGCACATTGTGGGGACTGTTGGGTGTTGATGCGCGCGCAAACGCTGAATGGGTTGGCACTGATGCACTTACACGCAGCGGATTATTTTGTCACGGTGATGTTCAGCCGTGGGATAGAAGTGATGCATGGTCACGACATCCCGACCGTGGCAGGTTAGATCAAATGCTGATTGACGCAATTGTTGAAACCCCGACACCACCGGCACCACCAGTGCCACCCACACCACAGGATGACGAAATGAAACGCTACCTAATCAAAGGCGCAAACGCCCCCGATATTTTCCTGTGTGATGCAGGGTTGGGTTGGAAGTGGCGCATTCCCGCCGGTCAAATTCAAAACGTTGTTTGGGTGGTAGTTGTTGCAGGTGGCGGGCAAATGATTATCCCACCGGGTTCCAACACAATTGTTTGGGAAAACAACACGGTTTGGGTTGCGGGCCAATCGTTTGTTGATGCAATCCCAACCACAAAGTGATGCGTGATGTTTGCGCAAACAATCATTGACACACCGGGTTTTGGTGCAGCGGAATGGGTTGCCATTCTCACAGGCATCAGCATTGTTTTGGGTGCAATCACTGCACTGATTGTTCAAATTGTGCGGTTACGTAATGAGAACACTGAACAGCATGCCGACAATCGGCAGGTTGTTGTTGATGTTCGTGATCGCCTTTTGGATTTGCACCAGTCGGTTCAACGTGTTGACGACAAAGTTGAAAACCTTGACGCGAGACTAGACAGGCATGAAAATATCCATCACCGTGGCAAACGGCGTTGGTAGTCCTATCCCCTACTGAACGGGCAAGGGTATGACAGAACAGAAACCACGCACACATTTGGTGATCCCTGACACACAAGCGAAACCGGGCACACCCAATGATGCGTTGGGTTGGGTTGGTCAATACATAGTTGAGAAACAACCTGATGTGATTGTGCATTTGGGGGATCATTTTGACGGCCCAAGTTTGTCATCATATGACGTGGGCAAAAAAGATTTTGAGGGTCGCAGATATCGTGATGATGTTGACGCTGCCAATGTTGCGTTTGATGTGTTGTGTGAACCAATGGAAACACACAACCGGCGCAAAGCAAAGCAAAGCAAGAAACAGTACAAACCTGAACTGGTCATTTTGCATGGCAACCATGAGCAGCGAATCCAACGGGCCATTGATGATGATGCTGCACATTTGGATGGCATCATTTCGCTGGATGATCTGAACTATGCAGACCACGGTTGGCAGGTTGTGCCGTTCCTGAAACCCGTCTGCATTGATGGTGTTTGGTATGCACACTATTGGGCTAATCCGATGACGGGCAGACCGTTCGGGGGTAATGCCACGACACGGTTGAAACAGGTGGGCCACAGTTTCACAATGGGTCATCAACAAGTTTTGGATTATGCAATCAGGTTTGTTGCAGGACGTTCACAACACGCGTTGATTGCAGGCAGTTGCTATTTGCACACAGAAAAGTATTTAGGCCCGCAGGGAAATGATCACTGGCGCGGCATCATTGTGAAACATCAGGTTGAACAGGGTTCATATGATCCCATGTTTGTCAGCCTTGATTATTTGTGCAGACGTTTTGAAGGTGTCCCATTGGCCAAATTCATGGCCCATGTTTACTGACCGCAGGGGGTCAATGATGAATGAAGAACTGTTTGAAATTGATGATGACGGGGCCGGTTCCATCCTGTTGAATGCGTTTGCACTCACACACGGCGACCGCAACAACCAATACGGTCCCTTTGTTGAGGACTATCAGCGGGTTGCAAATGTGTGGAATGCATTGTGTGATGGTGAACCAACGGTGATGTGTCCTGAATATGCGTTGTTGTTCATGACAGTGATGAAAGTGTGCCGTGTCGCCTATGGGTTGCACAGTGGCATGGCGTTTGAAAATCCGGCGGTTGTTGAAGATTCCATTACTGATGCCACCGGCTATTTGGATGGCCTTTGGAAATCATTGAACACACCTGATGCGATTGTTGAACCGGATGACATTGATGATTGGGATGATGATGACGATTGTGATTGAACCCGATATCATCACCATGCCGGATGTTGATGAACCTGAACCGTATGACCCGGATGAACACGAATTCCCGGATGAGCAGGAATACCCAAACAAGGATTGGAACATCTGATGAACAAAGTTTTTTGGCGTGACACGTTTGAACGGGCAATCAAAACTGCGGTGCAGTCTGTACTACTCGCAATCGTTGGTGCCACTGGTGCAGATTTGTTTGCACTGGATTGGCAGACCATTGGTATTGCGGCGTTGGGTGGTGCGGTGTTGTCTGTTCTCACTTCAATTGGCTCACTGCCGTTTGGCCCTGCCGGTTCGCCGTCACTGGTCGCCACTGATGTGCAGGGTGTTGTTGTTCCGGTGTCAATGAGAAAGCCTGAAGGTTTGTGATGGGTTCCCCTGCCGTTTTTCCTTTGACTATTCGCACGGGCGACACTGAAACAGTTTCGGTGCAAATGCAAACCGCCGCTGGTGCTGCAATCGATATCACCGGGCGCACCTATCAGGCACAGATTCGCGATACTGCCGCATCAACCGCAGTGTTGGCAACGTTCACCTGTTCAGTCACCAATGGCACGGCAGGCACGTTTGCTTGCACGTTGGGCACTGCAACTACTGCCGCCCTTGAACCGCAGTCGGCGGTTTGGGATTGTCAGGAAAACAATGCGGGGGTTGTGACTACGTTGATTGGTGGGCAAGTGTTCATTGTTCAGGATGTGACACGGTGAGTGCATCAATCACAATCAAACAAGATGTTGTGCAGTTGAAATCTGATGACAGATCAATTGTGTTGCAACAGAATTCATCTGACATTGTTGCGGTTGGTGTGTCCGGTCCTATGGGTCCGCAGGGTCCGCAGGGTCCGGGTGGTGCGCTTGGCTTTT